CCATAGCAAAGCCGAGGTCTGCTCCCAGCAGAGCTGCGGCGACCACAAGCAGCGCTGACAGGACGCTCATCTTGTGGGTTTTCAAAAATTTCAACATAATCAGTCTTATTTGATGTTATTGTTTATCCGTTGTTCACATCCTCCCAGAAGCTGCGCTTCTTAGGCTTAGGTTCCTGCATCACGCCACCTTGTTTTCCTCCCGTTGCCGGAGGCATAGAGCCGCTGGCGCTGCGTTCGCGGCGGGCCGCTGCAATTTTCGCGTTACGTCCGGCCACCTCACCCTCGACACGTGCCGCATTGACATCGCGGTCGTGATTGATGGCGTTATATGCCATGTCGAAGTCCTCGACGGTGTAAGTGTTCACTATGCCGCCGGATACGATAGCCAGAAGACGGCCCATAACGTCTGCCTTCTCTTCCATGGAGAGACCCTTTGCGTCACCCCAGTCATCGAGAGCCTTCAGCGATGCCTGCCAATTGGCTTCAGCCTCAGCCTCGAGAGCGTCGTTGGCGGCTTTGCGCTCACGCCAGCCGTCAAGCTGGTTCTTGAAGTTCGCGCGGGCCTCCTCGGCCATGCCCAGCTCTTCGCCGAACTGTTCCACAAGTGCGGTGCGGGGATCGCCCGTCTCAATCCACCTTTGCATAAACTCTGCTGCTGCGGGGTCGCTGCCAAGCAGCTGCGCAAGGCGCGAGTTCTTCTCGTCATACTCGCTCTGCCTGTTGATGTACCCCTCCAGCATCTCGTTGATAGCTTCGTCGAGATCAGCCACACCCTCCTGCGGCTCTGCGCCGATGTCTGCGAAGGTGCGGTCAGCATATCGCTCTCTCGCACGCGCAAGCAATCTCTCGCGTGCCGAAGGACTTTGTTGTTTATTCTCAGTTGCCATATTCTGTGTTTTTTACCTAACCAAAAGTAGAGATGCCGATATGCCGATGAGGTCTATCTTTACCCACTCTGCACGATTTTTTGTGATTTTTCTTGTATTACTTCTGTATTATTCATACTAATACAGTAATTTTGCTTATACGTTGAATTTGAAGCATGTCGGCCACAAAAAACATGGATTTGAAAAGAGCAAGGGACAGAGACTTGTACCTTGCTTTCCGAAAAGCGCTCGTAGAGCGCGGTTTCAACTCAATGCGTGATGCCGCACGGCACGTCTGTTCCAGTCCGGCGCCGCGTTTCTACATCGAGCCTAAGAGGGCTTCCGACCTTGTCGGTCTCATCCTCGCCAATGTGTCACTGATAAACCTCAACGACAGCAGTCGCAGGATGGCATGGCAGCTCTACCGCAACTATCAGGCGTGGGTGAAGGAGCATCCAGACAGCCACCTGTCTCGGGAGCGCATCATCGAGATTCTCGTTGACGAACCGGCACCCGAATTCTACGTAGGGCCGCAAATGGCCCGCAAGATCATATATAAGGAACGTAAAAAGGCGAGGGCGAAATGGGAAAAGTGGCGCGAATACTGATTCTTGCCGTGCTGGTTCTGCTGCAGCTGCTCTTCGGAGTGCCGGAGTATCTACTCGGCACGGAGGACTACTGGCTCCGTGCTTTAACATACTCCTTTTTTCATGCAAACTGGTGGCATCTCGCCGTCAACGGCCTTGCCGTATGGACTGTATACAAGCATCCGTGCAAGCCTTGCAGAGATTTGCTTTTTCCATTTATTATTGCGGTCGTAGTCTATCCCTTGTCTTTCCGTCCCGTCATAGGCTTCTCCAACGTGCTTTATGCCGCCCTGGGGCTTCGCACGCCGACGCTGAAAAGCAGATGGTGGCGGCAGACTCCCGTCTTCATCTTCCTTGCCGTGACGCTTGCCATGGTGTTTATTCCTCAGTTCAGCGCCACGACGCATATTGCAGCCTTCCTGCTGGGCATGGGCGCTGCGGCGACCAAACGATTATTTCAAGACTTGACAAGTGATTGCAGACGCTATCTATAATGAGATTATCGCGGAGAATGAGAGGCGATGGAAAAGGCTGCGGGCAGAGTATGACCCCGTGACCGGCGAGGGCGTTGCGGAACTTACAGGGCTGAAACGTGTCAAGCTGGAGATACCGGACTTCGCCATACCAGTGCAGTGGGTTCCATCGTCCATGATGGACAACAAGCTCATCAAGGAAGTCAAGAGGGCCGGGACTATCGAGAAATATATCACCACGAAGAAGTGGAAATATGGAGCGCCGACAAAGGACGAGGTGGAACGGCGCATACGGCGCATACGCCACAAGCACGACTTCGTGTTCTGGGCCTACTTCTGCATCTGGATCAAGCACAAAACACTGAAGAAACGAGTAAGATTCGAGCTTAACCTTAATCAGCTTATTGCACTGGGCGAATGCGAAAGAATGTTCGCACAGCATGAGCCCATCTCCTTTATACTTCTTAAGGCAAGACAGTGGGGTGGTTCTACCTTCAGCTTTTTCCTGCAGATATGGCGTATGTTCAAATGGAACGAGTTCCATTCTTTCGCCATCGCTGCACACACTTCGTCGGCATCTCAAACCATCCTTACAATGCTTATACGCACTATCAAGGATTACCCCGCATGGGACTTGGGATTGCCCGATGTCACAAAGTTACGTTTGGCTCCCGCAGACAGCTCCGGACATGCTTTTTGCATCAAAGACCAAAGCGGCAAGCAAGTTCTGGAAGGATTTATTTATATCGGCACCGCAGAAAAGCCCGACACCTTACGTTCTAAGGATATCTCAGGAGCTCACTATTCGGAGGTGGGTGTGTGGCCCGATACTCCCGGAAAACAAGCCGAGGATATCATCGCGGACATTGAGGGTGGTATGACGGAAGATGAAGATACTATCCGCGTGATGGAATCTACCGCAAAGAGCTCTGACGACTATTTTGCCGAAGTATGGAAGTCTTGCGCAGACGGGAAGGGAGGTTACAGACAAATATTCGTCCCGTCGCGCGATGTCATCTTTGACAATCGCAAGATTGACGACATGCGCGAATTTGTGGAGTGGCTCGTGGAGCACAAAGACGAGGATGTACCAAGCGGCAAATGGAAGGACAGCGGCAAATACCACTGGTGGCTGTGGGAGATAGGCTCGACGCTGGAGCATATCAACTGGTATCGGCACCGCCGCCTGCGTCTTTCCTTCGCCAAGATGTGCAACGAGGCCCCAGAGACTCCCGAGCAGGCTTTCTTCACCGCCGGAAACCACGTCTTCGACCCGTTCCTCGTAGCTGCCAAGTCCAAGAAGAACAGCCGTAGGCCCGAATTTGTCGGCGACCTTGTGGCAGAAGGGGAGAAAGGCAAGGAAGCCCTCAAGAATATACGGTTTATACCGAACGCAACGGGCAACCTTCGCATCTGGGAGAAGCCCGACGACTCGCCTGTCAGAGACCGCTATATCGTCATCCTCGACCCGAGGCGCGGAGCAAGCGAAGGTGCCGACCCCGCCTGCATCACCGTTATCGACCGCCTGCTGATGATGCCCGACTTCGGACTTGACGGCAGGCCCGGAGTCGTGGCCGAGATGAACTACAAGGCCGACCCCGATTTGCAGGCATACGATGCCATGCGCCTGGCAAAATGGTACAACAACGCACTGCTCGTCATAGAGTCCAACACTATGGAGCAGCTCAACGAGGAGCGCAACGTCGGTATCGACTCCTTCGAGTATATCATGGACATCGTGAGCAAGCTGTACGACAACCTCTACATGCGCAGCGCTCCCGAGGAGGATGTCAATGGTAACAAGATATACAAGTGGGGATTCCACACCAACAGGGCCACAAAGCCAAAGATCATCAACTTTATGAAGGAGTGCCTGCGCGACGACCTTTGGGACGAGCCCAGCGAGCTGTGCTACCTGCAGATGGCCTCATATATGGAAGACCACGGCAAGACCGACGCGGAGCACGGCAAGCACGACGATATCGTAATGTCACGCGCCATAGGACTGTGGATATGCTTCAAGGAGATGGACTTGCCCGCATGGATCGCACCTCAACACGAAGAGAAGAAAGACATTATCAGCGGAGATACATCAGGAATGACAAACTTATAAATCTACGAGCATGAATATCATCAGAAGAATTTTCAGAAAGCCGGCAATCATCATCGTCACCCTTTATGCCAAACTCATCTACCGCCAGGGCGTGGAGGCCGCGGAACGGCGGCACGCCCGTGAAGGTTGCACAGTCTACCTTGCCTCCGATTCTTTTTTCCCGGATCACCTTGTGACGTACACGAAGCCGCAGTTCAAGGAGGAGAAAAGGGTATATGGAATGGCTGCAAGGCTTTTGACGATGAACACCCTGCGCTATGGCTGCTACTATTATACCGCCGACCGCTGGGAGCGCAACGGCATAAGCGACAAGGAGAAGATTATAAGAAAAAAGGCGTTCATCAAGGAACGCCTGGAATTGGCAAAGCTTATATAGGCTGCTGCTGTGCTGCGGGTACTGCTTCCGGTGGAGCGCCCGCCATAGGCATCGGCATACCTGCCTGCTGCATGTCTTCCATCTCCGCCTGACGCGCCTCGCGCATCTGGCGCAGCTTTTTGATATATGGTTTCTTGCTGAGCTTTGTATATTCATCGCCGTCGATGAAGTTATTGAACAGCAGGTTCTCAAGGTCTTGCTCCTGATATTCGCGGGCTTCCAGTGAATTGGAGCTTTCCATAAGTTTGAGGTCAAGGTCTACATCGCCCACCTTATTCAGATTTACCGTCGAGAAGTCTGTCAGGCTGTCGATATTGCCGGCTATCTTTCTCCACCGTTCTTCGTCATAGAACATAGCAAGGTTCTTCATCTTCTTGATAAGCGCCTGGCGGATAAAGTTGCTGAACTGCGCAAGGAAAGCCGCAACGGAAGTGGAGGCATTGTTTACCATCTGAGCATACAGCGTTCCCGATGTAGCTCGTCCGGGGTCTTTGCCTTGCAGCGCACCGTTTATGGGGCTGCTGCTGTCCATCAAATCCTTGAGTAATGATATCTCACGCGAAACATCCACATTCTGTGCATTGCCGTAGAACACTTTGGGCATCATATTCTCAAAGCCCGGCTTAGGGTCGATGAACACCATTTCGTCTATCGCCGTCCAGCTTCTTGCAAAGTCCTTGTAGGAGATGTCATCCGGGACAATTTTCTTGGGCACCACCACCACGCCTTTCGCCTGTGCGCGTTTCAGCCACTCGCCAAGTACCCACTGGCGGTTGATGGCGATGTTATGGTCTATGGCATCATGGTTATATCCTATGATACGTCCGTCGATATATGAGAACACAAACAACGTAAACGGGTGCATCCTGTTCGCATAAGGACTCTCACCTTCCCAGAGTATCGTTCCGTCGGGAGCAAGATATCTGCAATAGTAGAAAGTGTCTACAAAAAAGCCATTCTGCTCCTCCTCATTACGGCCATATCCGTCACCTATGATGTAAGGAGTGTCCTCCTCGCTCCAGCCCGCCTGTATAGCAAGCTGCTTGCGGCGCTCGTTTTCAGCCTTTATCTCAGCCCTGTATTCCTTATCGTCCGCGTCAATTATTTCCTCCGTACCCGTGTTGAGGTCATGCAGGCGTATCCTGGCTTTCGACTCATTTGTCCAGACTTCGCAGTAGAAGCAACGTTCAGGATCAGTGGTATCCATGAACACGAGGCTTTCGTTACTGAACTTGTCCTCAACGCTTCCCGTCCTGTCGGTCTTGAATATTGCGAACTGATTGGGATAAAGCTGCTCAAGCACGGTATAGTCAGACGGCTTCTTGACGAACATAGCACACATCTTCTCGCGGGTAGCATAGCGCACGACACCTATCGTCGATATGTCCCAACACCGGGGATCGGTTCCGTCGACATCAAAAAACAAACGGTTCGGGTTAATATATTGAGTCCAGGAGTCAAGCCTGCGCTCAGGGCTTGTGCTGTCATCGTAAGACTCGTATGCTGAGGCGAGTCCTCCGTTGCAAGCATCCTTGATCCACTTCTGCTCCAGCTCCACGAACTGATTCTTGTCGCTGTTGGTCTGCACTCCCACAGTCACAAGCTCACCGTAAGGCTGCTCTTCCGTATCCACTGCCTCGCAGACAGGTTCCGTGCGACTCTTTTCCCGCAGACCGGCAATGGTATCCACGCGGTTCTTTATCTGGTTTGTCTGGAAAACGAAATTGCCGGTGCGCCGCAGATACTCGCGGTACGTCATTGTTTCTCCATTGACGACTATTGTATCACCCCACTGGTCGCCGTCATAGAAGCGGTTGCCACGCTTGCGCTGTTCGCGGAAATCTGCAAGGTTAAGCCACAAGCTTTCGCAGTGCCTCAGTAGTTCGGGGTCTTTCTTGCGGGAGTTCAAAGCCTTGCGCCTCGACTTGACGGAATCAAGGTCTGAAGGCGTTGCTTTGCGTCGTATGAGTGTATCAGCTTTATTCATACTCTTTCACTTTATTATCAAAAGTGAAGATTAGTAGCTGCTACCTCGGTCTATCTTTACCCACTTTAAAAGGAGAAGATGCTGTATGTCACGCCTATTCCGATGTAGGGAGTCATAACAACCTTGTTGTCGGCAGCGCCGACACCCACGCCCACCATGGGGCCTATATGCCAGTGTTTCGGCGGCTCCTTGACGGTGTTTATGACATATTTCGTCTGTTGATATACCTGTATACTATCCAGTGAGGGCTGATAGCCCGACACCCAGGCATGGTATGTATCGTCCTTATATTCCTTCTGCTCCCTCGGCACTACGATCTCCGCGATGGTGTCCATCGGGGCATACCCCAGCTCACGGAAAAGGCTGTCGATGAGTGCCGACTGGAAGTCCGCTATGGAAACCATGAGCCGCAGGCTGTCCTTCAACTCCCTGCTGGCGTATGGCACCGGCCTGTCGATGCGCAGCGTATCCACCACCGTCACCGTGTCGGTCTTTATAACCTCAACCTCAACCTGCTTCGGGCTCTCGGTGCAGCGTCCCACAAAGAAGGCTGCAGTAAGAAATGCCAGCGAAGCGAAAAAGAAAAATAGTTTATCCTTCATGGTATCATGTTTTTCAAGTGAAAAGGCCGGGGAACTTCCCAGCTGCCCGGCCCAAAGACATCAAAACCTTAAACAAACAATAGTATGATGAAAGAAGAAACCTGAGTGATTCATCTTTTTTCTACGTTCAATATCTGGCCGCGCTGACGGCCGTAGTTGTCATACAAACCGATATGAACCCATCTGTTTCCCTTCTTGTCGCTTTCAAACAGCACCTGGTCGAACCTGGTGCCCGTCTTGCGCAGCCATTCCACGACGAACTCCTTGAACCTGTCAAGGGAGCCGCCGACGGTCAGGTCGGCTGCATAACCTATAAGATGTACTGACGTAGGGACTCCGCCCACGGCCCTGTTGAGCTCGGGGCACCGGTATCCCGACGAAACGTTGACGGGCATCCCGTATGCCGCCCTCAAGGGGTCGAGAATCTTTTCGACAAGCTCGTCCAGATGTTCCACAACCTCGAAAGTAGGAATGTTGGCTATCCCTTTTTTCTTGGCCGTAGAGCTGACTATAAACTCGCTCAACTCAAAATACCTGTGCTTGCTCATCTACTTACTGTTCACAAGTGTTTTGTATGCTTCCACTTCCTTTTCAAGACGGTCTTGCTTCTCGCGCAGAAGTTTATTCTCGCCTTCCAGTCGGACTATCTTCTGCGCGTTGTCGAACTTTTCCTTCGACAGCTGGAGAATCTGTTCGCGCAAGCCGTCTATGGTGGCTCCTTGCTCATTATAGAGCCTTTCGATAGCAGCCAGCCTCTGTTCCAGCGCCGACTGCTTCTCCGCATAGGCCACAGCCTCTTCCATTTCCGCCTGCGCCTGGAATTTCTTCTTATAGGCGCGGAAACTGAAAATCTGGAAGATGTTCAGCCCTGCGAACAGCGCGACAAGGGCGCTAAGTATGATGTCAAGCAGTCCCATAGTGCAGTCGGAGTCTTATTTTGAGGGAAACCACTTCTTTACTGTCGGGAAAGCCATTGCGCCGAGGACTGCTATTGCCACGGCAATGAGATAATGGTGAAAATACAGGCAGTAACCGATACCTCCGATTGTGCCGAGTGCCCATGCGGCGATGCCAAAGAGTTTAAGAATGTTTTTCATGGCCTATGATAATTTAGGGTTCTGTAGGTGTATTCTCCTGCGGCTCTTCTTGCGGTTCCTCTTCCGGAGCCTCCCAAGTCACGCTCGTCGCAGTGATCATCTGGCTTGCGCTTGCGCCCACTACCATGTCATAGACATCCTCGGAGTTGTCCTCGTATTTGAGATATACGATGCCGTGAGCCTCGGCGATAGCCGCGAGAACATCCGCGAAGTCGGCTTCCGTGGGGGTGAACTCGTTGTCAGCCACAGCTCCCTCGACGACAGTCACTATTGGAATGGTCGGCTTGTTTTGCAGGTCGGCATAGCTGCCGGAGGTGGCCACGTCAGCCAGTTCAGGTTTGTTTTTGATGTATGACGATTTGGTGTCGTCATCTTCGTTCCAGTCGGATTGATTGGTTACGCTCTGTGCTTGGGTGAGGTCTGTGAGCACCTCCCATATCTTTTTGAGCCATTTTACAATTTCAGTCATATTCGTACCGTTTTTATGTTCCGATACGAAATTGGGTACGAACTATCGTCCCCAAAGTCTATCTTTACCCACTTGTAAGGCTATGCTTGAATAAATTCTGCAAGAGCCTCTTCAAATCCCACAAGCCAGGGATTGTCGTGCAGCAGTTGCAGCCACGACTTGAAGGTTATCGGCTGCTTTATCTCAACCTCCCTCCCGAGAACCCCATATTCGTCGAGCGTCTCTTTTATTGTCGCTTTGTCGGCTTCACTACTCAATAAGTTATTCTTCATGTTATCCACGTCCGCGTACAGTGCCACGATCTGCTTGCGCAGCAGGAAGCAACTGAGGGCATCGGCATAGGGAAGGTTTGCATAGTACAGATGTCCAAAACCTACGGACATAAGGCCGTAAATGTTGTTGTTGTTTAGTATCATTACCGTTTAGATTAATCCGTGTTGTTGTAGGAATAAATATATAGCATTACCATTCGGGATCTCCGGGGAGCCCTGATAGATATCTTGATAACTGCTTGTTACATTATATAATGCAGCAGTGCCGAGCGACACGTTTTTCCATACCGAGTTGACATAGCAAATAATATCGTAATTCGAAGGGTTGTTTATTGTCACGGGAAGGTATCCTGCCAACTTGTTAGCTACGGCACTTGCCGTTGTTAAATCATAATTCCCAGAATAAATATCACTTGCAGAAGAGGCGATATCAGCCCCAGCGGCCTTCCCCAGCGTCCACTCACTCCACTGCGAACCCGTCCAATACATCAATTTCAAGTCAGTGCCAATTTTGCCACCAATCTGACTACTCCCCATCATCGGGGCAAGCAGGGAAGAGGGGGGCACGTTCTTCCATGCTGGAATACCGCCGGACGGTGCATCATACATCACCACGTCTTTGTCCGCTGCGTTGGTCAGCGTGACAGGCAGATAACCTGCGAGCTTGTCTGCCACGGCGCCAGCCGTAGGAAGAACACCATTGCTTGTAATAATGTCCGAAGCCGCGGTAGTAATGCCCTTGAAAGCAGCGTCGCCAAGAGTCATATTGTACCACCTGCTGTTGGTGCCGTCATACCCGAGAGCCTGATTGTTCTGTTCACTGTTAAGGGTAACGTCGTCCAGATCGCCCAGATGATTGAGGTCTTTTATGCGCACCAGCTCGTCATGTATCTGCGAGAAGAAGGTAGTGCGCTGCGCCCCCGTGCCTGTAAAGAAGGCCGCTTCCAATTCGGCCAGCACCCTGTCGCCAAGAGTCTTCACGGCACTGACGCGCACATCGACGGTCTGCCCGCCTTCTTCCTCCTGCACCGTAGTAAGCAAACCGGTGTCAAGTGCTTCGGCCACACCGGGGGCTTCCACATCGGCGGTCACAGATATGGAGTCCGAAGAGGACTTAGCAGTCGCCACCGTGCCGCCGGTCTTTCCGCCCGACAGTCTCTTGATTGTTTCGGCTATCGCCTTCAGATATTGTAATTCTGCGTTCATGGTGTTACATTATTAGTTGGTGTTGCCTTTATTTGTGTGAGATCGTCCACGATCACTTCCAGCGCACTCTTCTCCACATCCACTTGTTGCCCGCCTTGCTCCTCCTGGACGGTGATAGTGAAAGCCTCGTGCAGTTTATCTACAAGGTCGTCGGCCATGACATCGTAGACGCTCTTCTCGACATCGACGGTCTGTCCGCCCTGTTCTTCCTGCACGGTCACAACAAGGGCAGTCCTGAGATTCTCGTCAATTTCTTCCGTCTCGACAGTGCCCTTTACATTTACGCTTGCCCTTGAACCCGACGAACCTCTGGAAGCGCCACCGATGCCGACAGCTTCCAGATTCGCCAGCGCGTCGGCGATCTCTTTTAGATACGGTAATATCGCGTTTGCCATAACTATCTCAGTTTATTGGTCATCCTTGATTCATATTCCACATCTATCCATGTGATTCGCTCCATTGCATTGAGTTTTGTCAGCAGCACCATACGGAACAGTTTGTAACTGCTGCCATGCAGCGATGTAATCCTCTGCCAATGGATGTCGTCAAAGGAGCCGAGCAGCACATACTGAACGTCTGCGCGATTGTATTTGCCACGGATACGGATGCTGCTGATAGATTTGCGCACGTCAGGCTCCCCGAGGTCGAAGGGCCTTGTGGCGATGATGCCGTAGATAGGATAGCGGGTATCTCCGGAAGTCGGCTCGTCGTAAAGTATGCTTGCATCATCCAGTACCGTCGAGAAGTCAAGCACCGTCGGAACACCGGAAGGGCTGTAAGAAATCAAACATTCGGGATAACTGTTCAGGATGTTGCCATTTGTAACACCTGAAAGCATCTTGTGCCATGTCTGCGTTTCGAGGCGATATTCGTACTGATATGACTTGTCATTGTTGAAGAACAGCAGCCTTGATCCGTTGTGGTCGTATGCCGGCTTCGCATTTTCCATGAAGCGCATGAAAGTAGGCATAGGTACGGGAGGTGTTGCAGTAGATTCAAGAAGGTCTGCAGCAGACAAAAGGTCGTACCAGTCAGAGCCCGTAAGAAGCCGGCTCGTCTCGCTGTCGAGAGTATACGGCTTGCCATTCATGTTGGCCGAAATTTCCGTCACCTGGTTACCCGAGAGCAGCATCACTCCCTTGTTCGTAACGAATACCACGGCCTGCTCCAGTCCCATGATCGTGCCGGGCAATGCCACATGCCGCGACAGGTTGGGATGCGCGTTTGCCGCAGCAAAAGTACCCTCCGCTGTCGTCACAAGGACGCGGATGCCGCCCTCGGTGAAAGCATACAGCGGATACTCACCGAACTGCCCTTCCGAGAGAGGCACAGAGACCGTTGCCACCCCGATGAGCTTGTCATTGAAGGTGATGATGTTCGATGCGGGGAACACGAAGGGATTTTCAAACGCCGAGAGCAGCAGCTTGTTGCCATTGGACATCTTGCGGGTTTCGTCAAAGGAGGCCGTGGGTATGTGTGTACCATCATAAGTGCTCACATCGCTGTATTTTCTTCCAAAGCCGATAAAGGCATAGGCACACTCCAGCAGCGGGTGCGCCTCCATCGGTATAGCGAAGGTGACGCTGTTGTTGCCCCCATTATACCAATATGTCAGCTCCACCTCTTTGCATCTTGTGTCGGGATAGCATATCCACGAGTAAGGATCGCCCGCATATACTGAAGACTGGTTTGTGTCCGGCCCGTACTGCTGTATGGAGCCGTCGAAGTATGCGGGTTTTAGATTCATGGTATCATCACGGTAGTGCGCCACGACATAGTTCACGGCGCCGTTTATAGGATTCACAATCTTGAAGCGCAGACGGTAGGCATTCCATGCATAGGCAGTACCCGCGGTCTTGCCCGCCATCTGGCCGTTCAGGAACATGTCGCCCCTCGACAGTATCTCATCAGCGCCGACAAGCATCAGCCTGTTGTTGAAATTCTGTGCGTCGGCCAGCGGCAGATACTGTATGCCGTCCCTATATCCTTCAGGGAACGCTTCCTGTGCGTACAGGAGGTCGCCGCTTACATTATCAGCGGCAGAGATAACCATCGAGCCGTCGGTGAGCGACCCGAGATTGTTTGTCTCTATTGATTTTATCTTATAGAACTGCCCCTTGGACAAAATAGCATTTTTGATTGTTCCATTTCTCAACGACGACTCCATACCCTCGAAAGTGATGTCGTAACCGGGATCCCAGTGGAATAACCCTGAGTATTGGTCATGATATTCCCACACCGTGGCTATGCTGCCGAAACCGGCGTTGAAAGCCGGTGCATAGATAGGTTCGGACGCAAAGAAGTCTATCGACTTCACGATGTCGCCCCAGCTTGCAAGACTCTGATTACCCCTGATGCGCACATTGAAGATGTTGTTCAAACCCACGTTGGCATAGTGTCCCACATAGTCATCGGTGATATATTGGTCTTTGGTGATAAACGCACTTATCCAGTCCGCACTCTTCCCAGCTCCGCACAGTATCGGTGTGGAAGAATATATGTAGCTGCCGTCATAGAGGCGCAGCGCATACCGGAGAAAGAACGGAGCGACGAAATATCCCTGGCTGCGTTGCGACGATATCTCCTGCGAGACAGCATCCCAGATGTTCTGCATTGTTCCCACAAGTGCATCGTAGTCTTCCGACCCTACGGTCTTCGCGGCATTCCATTCCGACATGTCATCGACGATATTCAGATTCTGGGCCACTTTGATATTCTTAACAAGCACCATATCCGTCGCTGCGGGTTTGCTTATCACCTCAACCTCCGGCCGCGGTATCGAATTGCCCAGATAGGTATAATGCTTCTCTTTGTACAGGAAGTAGTACGGATTCTTGTCTGTGAAGACGATCAGAGTGTTGCCGATACTCGTGATGTGCGACACCACCTCGCCGCCCGGCACGATCAGACCGCCCATAGCATTGGCGCTCAAGTCCGCGCCGTAGGCATAGAAGCCCTGGTTGCTGCCGCTTACTGACACAATATGCCCGATGTAGTTCGTCACCCCCAACATCTTGTGGATGTAGATAATCGGATATTTGTTTGTGTCGTTGCCGTACACATCCTTCACCTGCGGCTTCAGCGTCGGAGCCGTCTCGTTGTATTCCAGATGCACGTTCAGACTCTCCGCACATCCTCCGTCGGCCACAGCCCTGTCCGACGGAGTGCGCGAGATACCTCGTAATTGGAGTTGCTTAATCATCGTTCGATTTATTTACGTTCATTGACTTTCTTCTTGAAGGTAGTCTTCTTTGCCTTCTCTCTCTTTTTCCTTGCCTCGTCGCTGTATGCCCAGCCTGTCAGAGGAGCCTCACGGTTAATCTTGTAATCGGCATAACGCTGAGCCATCTGTGCATAGGACATACGCCTTGCATTGCGGGCCGTCGTTCCCAGTTCGTCGATATAGAGTTCGTCAAGCTGCGACTGCGGCACCTGCATCACTCGCATGATGAGAAGCATTGCCTCTTTGGTCAGTCCGAGGTCTCCATTGCAAGCGTCAGCCACGGCCACGACAGCATCGGTAAGTGTCTGAGGGTTCACACCTATGCCAGCCTGTACGGCAAGGTTAATCACATCGTTCCAGCCAGCAACAGGGTCAGAGCTCATCTTCGAATATGCGTTCTTGATGTCAGCGAAGAGAGGCAGCAACTGAGGATCGTAGTTCCAAAGGCTTTCGCCCTTCGCCCACTTGTCAAGAGCATCACTCATCACGTTACCACCTGAGAGACCTTCTATTGTTCCGCCCAGCAAAGCATGGCGGGCAGCGTCAGCAAGCATCTCTTTCTTCTTGTCATCGTCGTCGCCGGCGAGAAGATATGCTATGCTGCTTCCGAGGTTCCATGCAAACTCAACGAGGAAGCCGAAGGTTGCAAGCCTTATGAGGTCTCTTCTCGTAGACCTGTCGTACCTGCGCTCCGCTGCAGCAGCGGCCTGTTCTTCTGTAAGACCGTCACGCATGAGTTGCTTCTTCATAAAGGAGATTGATTCTTCCTTGTAGCCGGGTTTCAGGTGCTTGCCCAAGTTGCGGATAGCATCGTGTACCTGCCTCTGGAATCCCATTGAAGAGTTACGGAAGACAGTAATCATAGTGGTAAACACTGTGCGGTCAAGCTGAACAGCCGATACGAAAGGATTCTCCGTAGACTGCTGCGTCTCGTTCACGAGGACTGTAGCATCGCGCTTCGCCTTCTTGTCGGCCTCCTCATCAGAGAAGCCCTCATTCTTATACTGTGCGTATTTGGTATCGTAGATGCTCTTGGCTCCGATAGCCACGGTTTGAGCATCCACGAAGGCATTCGGAAGCATTCCGGCCTTCGACAGTTTGTCGTACCACTGTTTGCGGTAGAAGTTCCAGTCCATATCGGTAGTCATAAGCCTTGTATCACCAGCGATACGCGACTTCCAGCGTTTCTCGAACAGCGGCAAGTTCTCCATTGCCCAATCCCATGAAGCCTTCGGGGTAGCCATGCTCTTCGCAAGGTTGGCTATGTTGGCATCGGCCACGAAAGCGGGCATGGACAGGAGCTGCTTGAGTGCCGTATAGACCCTGAAGGAAATCTTAGCGGCAGTAACACCTTTCGCCACATTCACTGCAGCAGTGTCAAGTTGGTTGCGCTTCACCGTAGGATGATATGCGTTACCTGCAATGCGGGCCACATCCTTGAAGTTGTTCCACAATGCAGTGCCGGAGCCATAGACAGAAGCCATATTCTGTACCTGGTTACGGAAGCGCTTGTATGAGAGCAGCGCATTGAGGTCTTTGTTGAACTCTGCGAATGCGGCCCACCTCTCCATCTGGTCGATATGGTCAAGCACCACATTGAAGGCATCAGCATTGAGCAGGTCGAGGGCCTTGCTATTACGACGGCGCTTGATAATGCTGCCCGTTGCTGTCGAAGGCAGTGACTCATAGTTGTCACTCAGTCCTATGTCTTCATTCCTGTTGAGGTCTCGCTTGTTGATGACCAGCGGGAAATAGTCCTCTATAGCAGCCATAGAAGCCCCAAAGAGGCGTTCATGCACCGCGTTATACTTATTCCTCAAGTCAACGAGAAACTCGTTCTGCAGCCAATCTGCAAGCGTTAGGAAGCGGTCATCCATCTGACGGACTATCGCTGCCACATGGGAGTCGTCGATACCCATACGGCGCAGTTTCATACGTCCGTCGGCCATCTTGTTCACCATATAGATATAGAGCAACTGGCCCTGTGTCAACTCATGGTCAACCATCTTGCCGTCATCCCACCAGCTTACCTTCACCTTCGGGTGATCCTTGTCAATCTCCTTGCGGAAGAGGTCGCTCCACTTCATATCCTCGCCGAACACCTCGCTGACCTTCTTGTCAAGTTTCTCCCTGGCCTCAGCCACGCCCTTGTATTCGTTCTCAGCAGATTGCTGCCAAGCGTTCATAAACTTGTTCCAGAGGTATCCTTCACCGCTGATGCTCTTCTCGCCGAAGAGACGGAGCATCTGGTCGAAGGTGCCGAGAGGTGCCGAGAAGAAGCTTATCAGTGGCGAATTTGCAAGCTTGTCCACAAACTCGGGGCGCTTATCCACACTTGCCGACTTGCCCTGCATATCGCTATTGGCAAGGTGCTGTATCTCACGAATGCGGGCTTTCTCATTCTCGAGGAATGCAGACCTGTCCTCAGCGCTCTGCGAAAGGATGCTTGACATCTTTGAGCTGAAGTCTCTGTAGGCTTCTACCTGGTCGATATGGTTGGCCCGGATAGCATCATTGGTCGCGTCAACGGCTTCTTCATAGCTTTTCTTTGACAGAGCGCTGTCTTTGAAAGCCGCATCGAGGGCTTTGAGTTCTTCCTTCAGTGACTTCTCGTCATCGAGAAGAGACTTGATATTCTCCTTGTATTCAATTGCAAGTGTGAGACCGGCATCTTCCGCCTCAGCCTCGGCACGTACAGCATCGTCCTTGCTTGTCAGACGCTCCTGTACCCTTGCTTTCATGCCGTAGAGAGTGTTCTGTTCGTCACTATCGTCGATTTTGCCTATTTCATATTCAAGCCCCGCCTTGAATGCCTTGAGCATCTTCTGTCCCTGAATATCCAGCTCTCCCAACACCTCAACGCCCGTGGCGTTTGTCTTGGTGCCGGTCTTCTTTATCAGATTCTCGTATGCGGCCTTCTCTTTCTTCAGCAGGTTTTCTATCACAATCTCCACGATTGTGTCTGCATTGCGCTTTACTACCCTCGGAGAACGGCCTACGGAAGTGCGGACAAGGCCCAACAGCCTTGCGACCTCTCGGCGGCTCATCTCATTTACAAACTGGTCTTTGAGAATCTGCTTGGCAAGGTTGGTAACAGCCTCGACGGTCTTCTTGTCATATTCCTTCTGGAGCCTCATAGCCCTTGTTGCCGTCAACAGGTCTTTAAGGTCTTTCTTGCCGTCATTGAGGGCCTTTACAGCCTCGTCCACGGTAGCCTCGGCAGCTTCGTCCGCAGCATTGAGGTTTTCCTTGAGTTCACTTCTGCTGAACCTCAACGGTTCGGCATACCGCCCGATCTTGTTGCGGCTGCGCATCGTGATGTCTTCTGCAAGGCCGAAGATGTCGCTCTCATCCTGCTTGCGCTCACCTCTCCAGAGGATATACCTTGCAGCCTCGGGAGTGAGAACCTCGCCAGCGTAATAGTCAAGCATCTTGGCCGCTGAGCGCAGAAGGCCGGTGTTGTCTTCCGCATAGCCCTTCCTTGCCGCTGCCGACAGCGCCGATTCCGTCGCCTTACGGAAGTTCAAGCCGTTGCCCATAGCATCATCGACAATATCCTTTCGCATATCCTGCGGCATGACTCTGTATATCTCGCGGTAGTATTCACCTACATTATCCTGACCTATCACAGCGCCGATGCCACCCTCGCGGGCTTTCTCGACGGCCCTGTCGCTCTTGCTGAACATCAGCTGGCCTTCCATAACAGACTCCTTCATCTCTGGCGTCACGCGCACTGCATGAGCCGTTATACCGTCGTTCTCCAGGCCAGGCAGCTGCATATCTTCCGTCTTCACGCCCCACTTCTTGCCATACTTGTCTACAAAGCGAGGGAGCATTTGGTCGTAGAAGCCTTTCATGCCTTCGCCGCCAACCTTTAGGTCAAGCCCACGGAAAATCTGCTCAGTCTTCCCATCGCCGGCATCCACTCGGTTATCACCATTAACAATCCGCACAGCAAGTTCTTTCCCAACGTAGTCTTGAAGTTTCTCTTTCGGGACATCGTAGAAAGTTTCTTGTTCTGTACCATCTCTGCTTTCAGTAATAATGCTATAATTTCCTTCGCCAGCATCGACCACTCTTATTCCATGAATATTTTTGGAAAGATCATACCTCTCTGCCTGCTGTTCTCCTGTAGTCCAAGCCACATAGTCGTAGCCTTCCTCGGCGGCGAGACGGAGCATGCGCTTCATCGCCAGCTCATGCCAGTTCTTCTCAAAGGGAGCGGAAGGAATTGTCTGCCCCAACGCGTCTTTGTGTGCCAGGTCGCTGATTCTGTTGTATTCCGCCGCTAATTCTTCGTATCGTTTACGGTCTTCTTCGTTTGTAATCTCCGGATTGGCCTTGTCGAATAGAAACTGGTCTCTTGGGATACCATATTTGAGATGCATGTCTATTTTCAAATCATGGTATCTTTTTGCGACATCTTCCATTTTCTCCTGGATGGCGTTGTCTTTATATCCCTTCTCCCTTCCTTCCTGATGCCTCTTGCTCTGTATCTCGTCGATGAAAAGAACCCGCTTACCCTCGCTATCGGTGGCATCGCCAAACCTCGCCCACGCGACAGCTCGACCGTCGCCGGCATCTCCGAAATGGCTATTGTCATTTTCGTTCCACGGCTCGATGGTGGGAACAGTGAGGGCGATCTCTCGCTTGTTGTCAAGGCCATCGGTGGTGTAGCCAATGCGGACGTTATTGATAGGCCGAGTGGGGCCATCATATTCCTCTCGGTATTCCCTATCTATGTACGGGTCGATTTGATATGCGATCTTTCCATTGTCGATATCATACCCCAGTTCAAAGTCATCGCCATACCTTTCCTTCATCTCATCGCGGAGGAACTCATCACGGAGCCATCCGTCGCCGATGGTCTGATAGTCGTCAGACTCTTTCAACTCATCTATCTCGGCCTGCAATTCCGATAGCTCACGTCCACGGCCTACGGTATTCTTTATCTCGTCCTGAAGGCTATCGCCATAATGCACCTCCTCAATCCGAATCCTGTTCTGGTTGATGTAGTCCAGCACGGCATCTTTAGTCAGTGGCAGACGCTTGAAGTCAGAAATGTCGGCGACACCTATCGTTGCCGGTCTTGCTCCAGCCTTCTCTGCTGCAGCCCTACTTTCTTCTGGGAATTGATGTTCTGAGTCAATAGGCCAAACACAGCTCCCAACATTTCCCCAATGATCTGAGTATCGGTATATCTTGCCATTCTCCCTGTCGATCACATATCTGCTATTTGAAGACTTATATGGAGAATATTTGACTTCGCCTCTCTTACTGATGTCAGTATTCCACGCCTCAAGGGGAATGCTTGCTCCGACATTCTTCCATTGCACTTTTGTGCTTTCAAAGAAGTTGTCAAAGGTGACAGGCTTGCCCTGCTCTTTCAGCCAGTCGCTCAAGCCGAGCCACTTATCCTCACCGGCCTTCAAGCCGCCATTCTTCTCAATCATCTTGAGCCACTGCTCAGGCGTAGCCTTCTGCATAGATATGTTGTTGACCGCATTCTCGGCATTAGATATGAAGATGTTCTGGTTGGCATTGGCCTTGGCAAAGCGTATGTCTTCATTCTTGTTGTTAAACCTTTCTGACAGAGGTATGATGTTTCCGTCTTCATCATAAGTCACAGTATCGGCGGACTTAATCTGGCTGGGATAGAAAGCGACCCATTCCTCATTACCATCACCATTGTAATAAACGCCATCGTATCCCTCCTCTTTTAGTTTCTGCGTAAATTCTTCGGATGCTTCAGGGGAATTGGCTTCCGCCAGCCTTTGGAACTCTTCTACTGAAGCCCAATAAGGATTTTCAATATTTAAGTAAGCTTTAATTATCCTGCCGCCATTCGGATTGTTAAAATTCGCATACTGACTTGCATACTCAGGATTGTTACCATAGAAATAGAATCCTCTGCCAAGCCAGCCCGCATCAGTGTTAGAGCCTATCTTATCGGGGTCAAAAGCATTAAACTGCTGCCTTGTTCCGTGTAATACAACTTTGGGGACATAGAACTCATCTACTACTGCACTTTCGGGGAAAGCTTGCCGAGCAGCTCGCTCCACCATTTGCTGCGCCTTCTCCATATCGCCAGCATTTACGGCATCGAGGTACTCGGCATCCTGCTCAGGAGTGACCTTGCTATAGCGGAGTGTATTCTTGTAAGATTCCTTGTCTTTCTTGCTTACTGTTCCTGCCGCTTTGTCAGCAAACTGCACTCCGCGCTTGCTCAGTTCCTCACGAAGTGAAGGAGTGAACACGTTCCAGGGCAGTGCGGGAATTTCCTTGCCGTCAAACTGCTTGACAATCATATCCGCCACCTCGCTGTCAGGAACGATACGGATAGGTTTGTCATACCTTGAAAGAATCACCTCGCGTTTCTTGCCTTCCGGCAGCAGGCCAGCGACAGGGCCGCTATGCCATGCCATCTTGCCGACAGCATCTTTGGCCTTCTCGGCCTTGTATCCGCTTGTCAACTCGCTCTCCGGCACTTCCACCTCAACGGTGATAAGCTCAGGACGCTTATAGGCCGACGTAAACTGGTCGTTCAACGGCATCAGACTGGTATGTATATACGGATTGTAAGCCGCCTCAACGGTTGTTCCGTCAGGCTTCTTGAGGACATAGACGTATTTACCGTTCTTCTCAACAGCCTTTTCAGGATGTTCGTCACTCTGCTCCCATTCGCCCAGTTCAGTAGGCTGGCGCAGCGTCCAGCGGCCTTGTTCATCGCGCATCTGGGTGGACATAGGAGAATACAGCTTGCCGTCAATGAGAGCCATCGCCCTATATGCTTTGATGGTTTTGCCCTTGTTGAGCTTATCGAGGAGCTCAGGGTCTGTGACGCGGCTGAAGCGCAGGTTGTCGCTTACCACTTCCTCCTCGCCGGGCTTCTGTTCGCCCTTTGAATAACGGATTTCATTTCCATCCTCATCCCATTGCTGTCCAATGCCGTCCCTTCTATTGATATATTTTTTCTTATTGCCGTTAGGCCAGAAAGTGGTATTCTCTATTTCATACCCATTTTCATCATAGTCGGAAATTTCAGCAAGATTGCCGTTATAATCGTACCACTTCCATTCTCCATATCTATTGTTATATTTGTACTGACCTTCTTCATACATGTTGCCGTTACTGTGCCATGACCTATGCGCCCCTTCCCTGCGGCCTTTTACATAGGTATTTTCTTCTATCAGAACACCCTCTTTAGACCACTCTTTCCACACCCCGTCAGCATGGCGATCCTTGAACTGTTCTTCAGTACGCTGCACACCATTTGAATAGTATGACTTTATTGACCTGTCAGCGCCCCCATCACTATTCATTACCCGTTCCATCACCTTACCATTCTCCCAGTACATGATATGCTCGCCTACAGGCTTGCCGTGCTCAAAGGTGCCGACCTTCCATTTCCTTCCGTTTTCGTACCACTCGATTTCTTCACCATGCGGCCTATCAAACTCATAGTAGCCCAGGAGTCTGCGTTTTCCATTTTCAAACCATGACTGCCATTGGCCCTCACGCATATTGTCTTTCCACATACCCTGCACTCTCGGCTGGCCGTTCTCGTAGTATTCTTCATCCCAGCCATCTCTCTCACCTTGATCATTGAAATTCATCGTGTATTTGAGCTGGCCGTTCTTATACCACGTCTCACGTTTTCCAACGATGACACCATCTTTCCAGGTAGTGCGGGAAGCAAAGCTGTTGTCTCCCAAATCAAACCACGTCTCATACAAGCCATTCCCCCTGTTGCCTTTGAAAATGTTATAAGGCTCTCCTATCTTTCCATCCTCGTCGACATCGTATGTCGCAGTCCTGCCGAGCCTATCGCCCGGCACCTTCATCGTCATAGGTATGCCGTCGCTGGCTTCATCCTGGCGGTTCCACCACTGCACCTTGCTTGTGTCATTAGCGCTGAAGGCGAGCAGCTTGCCATCCTTGAAGGCCACCTGCTTGGGATAACCATCATAATACCTCCAGTAATTTGCGCTTTCTGGTGTGAGCTTGCCATTCTTGTCGCCTTGCAGCAAGCACCAAGGCGAAGCATCCTTGCCGTAATGAGTGTTGATGATCTGCCGCATGTTCTGGCGGCTCTCCTCACTATCTTCCACATCGTAAACCACGATGCCATATTCGGGGTATTCCTTTGCCCTGTGGAGCGTCGGAACATCATCGGGGTTGGTTCTCTTTTCTGTAGGCTTGAAGTCTGCGTGAGCGTTAAGCAGAGCCATAGGAGAGTCATACTGCAGCGGGTCTACCTTTGCCTTGCCAGCTACCGATACGGCCTGGTCTATCTTCTCCTGATCTTCGGGCAGACGCACCTTGCCCTGGGCGAACCACTTACCTGTAGCAAGCTGGATTTTGCTGTCATCAAGATTGTCTATGTATTCCACCACAGCCTTGCGCTCACCTTCGCTGAGGTCTGGCCTCTTGTTCAGCCAAGCCTCTATGGTGTTACGGTTGTTTTTGGTGAGTGAGAAACGCAGCCCTTCATCCATAAGGTCTGCATCGTCAGGATACTCCTTGCCGGCGACCTTGTTGGCCGACTGCGCTCGTGAAAATCTTACGGGATTATCTTTCAATGTACCTTCCTCAAGTGACTGGGTACGCCTGCCGTCTACGCGGACGACATCCATAAGGTCTATATATGAACCACTCTTAGCGGTCATATTCATCTTGAATGCCTGGAGTGCCCTCGCATCCTGATTGAAGTCTCCATACAGGATGACATGCTGCGCGGCATTATGAATTGCAACATTTGCAACCTGTCCTGCCAGCTCTGCCGCATTGTCCATTGTTATGGCGCTCTCATCCAAAACAAGGTTGCCGACAACCTTGTTGTAGCGGTCTACCATAAGTGCCGCCACCTTGCTGCCATTGCCGAGACGATGGGCTGACAGATAGGATGCTACAGTCGAAGCATTTGACAAGGTAGTCTCCTTGATTGCCGTCCTATAGTCCTCCTGGAATACAAGTTTATCAAAGCTATGCACCTCAATAGGATAGTCCCCCTCATCCCTTTCCGTTCTCTTGGCAATAAGCGTTGACCCCATAGCGGCATCGAACTGGCCGTATTCACCAGACACGGTATCTATGATGATACCGTAAACAGACACCTTGTCTGCAGCCTTCTGTAACCTATCCACCATCCGGAGGTCTTCCATCGAAGCCCTGACATTGCCGGAAGGGTGATTATGCACCATATATACCTCATCGGGAGCGAAGTCATTCAGCCCTGCGACAAATGCTGCAGTATCAATAGCTGTGCTATAGGCATTACCTATGCCTGTATGCAGTATGGTGGGGATGCCGTCCTTGACATACACCACAAAGGAGTTTTCTGTGGCTGCTGTCTCCAGCTCCTTGAAGATAAACGCCACGTCACCGGCAGTAGCGATCTTGTTCTTGCCCATAAAGGAGAAAGCCCCAGTCTTGCGGTATGTCCGTTCTACTATCGACTCGTGTTCGGCTCCCGCAGGAAGGACGCCACGTGACTCATAATTGACGACAGAACCATCCTCTGTGGTGAGGGATGAACGAGAGAACAGCACGGTATTGCCCGTAGTTTCGTCCACTCTCTCCTGTATGGTGTTGAAGAGCTTGTCAAAGGCTTCTGTGGCGACTTTGAGCTCATCATCGACAGGATAAGGAACGTGTCCCCATGCTGAAGCATACAGCGGAGCCTTGAGGTATGTGAGGTAGTCTGAGCTCTTGCCTTGCTCCTTCATACGGTTTGCAAGCACCGACTCAAGAGCACGCGCGAACATCTCCAAGTCTTTCGTCCAATAGTCGCTAGCGCGACCACGGTCGAACCATTTGCTCTCCTCCATAAAGTCGGTATCCACCGTCACCGTCTCGGTCTTGCCGTCCTGAGCATCCTTCAGCCTGGCAAGGGCCGTCTGCAGCCTCGGTGTAGCATAGAACAGATTATGCAGCGGCCCGTATTGTCCGGCCCTGTTCGACATAACATCTTTAACAAGGGCATACAGCTTCTCGGCAACTTCTCCGCTGGCACGGAAGCCGTTCTTCTGAGGCGTATACTGCCAGCCGAAGGTCTTGTCATCCGGCAGCATAGCTGTGAGCCTGTCGAACTCGGCAAGCTGCTCCTCGGTGGGTTTGTATTTCACCTCTTCGCGCTGCTTTGTCTTCCTGTTGTACTTGTATGTCGTAAGTCCCCTCTCGTATTCGCCCCTCACCTGCTTCAGATAGTATTCAAAGCTATTCCTTGCCTTCTCCTCAAGCTCGCGGGCCTTGTCCAGCTCTATCTTTCGGGTCACGGTCTTTTTGGTGAGCGCCTTCATAACTTCATTAAAGGCATCTACGACCTCCTTGCGGACGCCACGTTTATATGACCGGCCTTCTGATAGGAATACGTGGTTGTGAGTGCTCTCCTTTTCATCCCTGATCCTTTCCCTCTTCGCGTCCATAAGGCCGAAGTAGTTGTCCAGGGCGTGCGCCCACTCGTGTGCCAGCGATCCCGCACCGTACATCTTGGTGAGGTTTATCACGGCCCTTGTAGATTCATAATGAGCAGCGGCGTTTGAGCCTCCCTGCCCCCTCGCTCCGAAGGCTATTGACAGCTCACCGTTCAGTGACAGCGCACGCGGGCTGATCCCCAGCATCTGCGCCAAATCCATGAAGGCATCATAGGCATAGTTCAGGAACTGCTGGCGCTCTTCTGCATTAAGCCAGTTGCCGAACTCTCCGCCGCGGAAGCCGAAGGTCTTAAGGATGTCTTCGGGAGTGACATCTTTACCCTTGCGGTAGTCCGGCATATTGTTCCTTGTCAGCACCTCCAGCGCCGGCAGCTCATAGTTCTCGCGCTTGCGGTTGAGCATGTCGGTGCATCCTTCGGGGCTGGCGAGATATGCCACAGCTTCCTCGCGGGTGTTGAACTGGGCGTACTCCACAAGCTTGTTGTTAGACGCGGGTCGTACAATAAAGAACTTGCCACCCTTCTCAATTACGCGGTATCCCTGGTCTTTGGCCTCGAATACGGGCAGTGTAGACTCGTACTGTTCCTGCGAGGTGAAGATTATTGGCTGGCGGTCTTCGCCGGTGATATACCTCCTCCTCGGCATACCATAGCGGCTCTTGCTCTTTTCCTCATAGAAGGCTATGAAAGGCTTGCTATAGTCCGTACCCTTCATTATGTCTTCCTCCGTGGGTACAAAGCCGTTTGTACGTATACCCCTGCGTCTTGCCTCTTCAAGCACCGCATCGGGAACTCTCTCCACATTGATCGTCTGATATTTCTTCATCCATGCGGGACGGCTATCCTTGTCTCCCTTCTTGCCGGTGGTTGTCGCAGTATCCTTGCGGGCCATACCTATCTTCTCTCCGAAGTCCTCATATTTCTCCTGCGAGCGTGCTACTGGCACTTGGGGATTCTCCTGTGCCTCGGCGGTTGCCATAGCCTTGCTCTCTTCTCCGGAGATGGCGCTCATAGTATCCTCTCTTCTTTCATCAGCGGCCCTTGCCTCCTGCTCGCGCATTGCCGCAGTATGGAACTGCTGCAGCGACCTGCTAAGGTCTTCGTGGAACCACGTAGCATCCTTGAAGATGTCAGCGCCCACCATATCGTTGATGAGGTTCTTCAAAAACTCTTCAAGTCTGTCCCAGAAGTCATCGTCTATGAGCTTTGCTACGGCCTCGTCATTTTCTGCAATATGGGCTATAAACTCATCGGCAGCTGCCCTGCGCTGCTCTGTCTCTGACTTGCCGGACAGATGGCTGTTATAATCCAGCCCCCACTGGCGGGCTTCCTCATCCATAAGGTTGTCCCACACATGGTCAAGATATTTGTTGTAGCGTTCTTCTCCGAGGAGGGCACGCAGACCTTTGTGAGCCAGCACCTCGTGGATCACCTTGCGGTCAAGCATCTTCACATCCTTGATGTCGGGAAGGAATATATATGCCTTGTCCTGCCTTGTGTTGTACCATCCCTCTACGGACTGGCCAGAGGCCATAGCCCTCAGCACCTGCTCCCTTGTCCCCGCATCTTCTATTGCTGCCACGTCGTCGATGCTCTCCAGCACCTCGAAGATGTCGCCTACATATTCCTTCCACTTGGCTATCCTGTCTCGCAGTGACCTCATCCTCTGTTCCTCTGCCTTCTTTGCCTTATATTCTTCATCCACCTGCTCGGGAGTCTTACCCTCGACGAAACCTATCACGTTCTTCTGTGCTTCCGTCAAATCTTGGAATCGTCCCATTTCAACTTGCAGGTTGCGGATATTTGCATCGGCTCCACCTATACGGTTTATCAAACCTACGACATAGAAGTCACCTTCCTCGACGAGAGCCTGAGCCTTGTCGCCCAATGCGTCCAACTCTGACTGTGCAGCAGCCTTGTCTTGCTCGTACCATGCGATAGCCTGCTCCAGTTCTTCCTTGCTTGCATCCCAACGGTTCGTCAATGTCTTGAAGGCAGCATCGTATGCCTTAACGGCAGACATACCGTTCACTGCCGGCATTGTCTTGTCAAGTTCCTTCAGTCTCTTAGCGCATTCTTTTGCAATGAAGTCCTGTGTCTTATATTCAGGTGTTTCTTTCTTTGAAGCCTTACGCCTTCTCTTTGCTTGGTTCTCAGTGCCTCTGAGCAGTGCTATACTGTTAGACGAGCCAATATAATCAGACATTGCCTTCTCGGCCTTTGCTATCTTCTTCGCATTGCCACTCTCGTATGCCTTGCGAAGATTGTCGGGATGATAGGGGCTGACTTTTCTTGTTGCCTCTGCTGGCTGCTCCGTAACTTCTTCCTCTTGTGCGGCAATCTGCTCTGCTGCGGGAGCCTCTACAACTTCTCCCTGCTCACCGAAAGGTAACTCCCCTTCAACTTTTTTCTCAGATATGTTTGTTTCTTCAGAATTTTCACTACCTTCGTTGCCAGAAGAAGGTGTAGGGGCGCTCATGCTGGAAGTTGGAGTTGTGCCGCTTTGTTCTCCATCTTGCGATGCCCCAACAGTCTCGGCAGGCTGTTTAACCGTAGTATGGCGGTTATACACTTCTTTTCTATTTTTGCCGTAGGATGTCTTGAAGATTCCTGCGGTATTTATATTATAATACGAGCCATCCCCAGACAGTTCAACGATGAGCGTGTTGTTGTGCTTATCCGTAAGTTGTAGCAGGTAAGTAGGATTCCCCTCTCTGTCTTTACCCTCTCTTATGACATCGTAGTTCTGCGCTACACTTTCAATAAAGGCAAGCACCGACTCATAACCTGCCTTACGTATCTGTTCTCCATGTCGAGCCTCAATATGCACCAATCCATATCCATCGTTAGTCACAGGATTTGTGATCTTTCCTTCACTGAGCAAAATAGGAGCAGGAGTAAGCCCCGATTCGGCGGGAATGCTACCGAACTCAAGACCTCCTTGAGAATTAAGGACAAACTGACGACCATTTTCATCAACCTCATCAGACAACTGATAGCCCTCTGCTTCCATCTGCGGCTGGACATTGATAGGCTCATTAACTGCCACAGCCTCTTCGGCATGCTCTGCCGTTATGGGTTCTGCCGGAACCTCAGCCACAGGAGCCTCCTGCTGACTCTCCACAAAGGCTTGCTCAGCCTCTCTTACAGCTGCATTCTGATTATAGGTATATTCATACAAGTCTGAAGGGCTGCTTGCCTGCTGGAATACTTCCAGGATAGCATCGCGCACGGCTTGGATGTCCTTGTGTCCGTTGTCGTCGATCGGGACGAGGCCGCTGTCATCGTTGGCTGCAATATCTTCGGCCATTGCCAGCACCGTTGAGCCCTGACCCTTCTTCGCCCACAGTTGGAAGAAAGGTTTCAGGTCTGCATCGGAATATCCAGTCTCTTTCTTGAAGGACTCTTTGTTGAGTCTGTTGCGATAACCAATGAAAGCATTTGCCACAAGCTGATGCAGTGACTTAGGCTCTGACAGTTCATTCTCGCGCAGTTGCTCAATCTTCTTTGCCCTTTCGATGTCGGCATCGGCAAGAGCCTTGACGCTGTTCCAATAGTCAAGTTCGGCCTGTGCAGCATCGAGACCGGCCACGGCCTTGTCTTTAGCCTGCTTGTAGTCAGTCGTTGTCCCATACCTTCCAGCGACATTCTGCTGCTTAACCTTGTTGACAGCCTCTTGTGCCTTCTTCACCCTTGCATTCGCATTTGCAACCTTGCCCTGGATGAAGCCATAAGCCTCCTCGGCATTGTCGAAGGCTTCGTCATTGTATATATCCTCGTAGGTAGCCCTTGCGGGTGCCTCGGTATATTGTTTTGCTCCCTTGTCGCTTACGGGAACCTCGCTCTGCTGCGGCTGTGCTGCGGGCTGCTGATTCTGAACCGCTGCGTCCTGCCTTGCGGCTGTGGCGATACGTCCATCCAGCAGCGACTGCAACAGGTCGCGGCGCTTCACATCCCTGTCTATGTCGACTTTGATAGCATCCACCTCGTCCTGATGTCCGCCTTTGAGTGCCAGGTCATCCTTCTTGGCAGTGTTGGCGGCAATCCTGCTGTCGAGGGCACTGATATTGAAGGCCAGTTTCTTCTCGCTGCTGACATCCTGATTAGGATTTGTATCATTCCACTCCGTCCACGCTTCAGGATCGTCCTGCCACAGTCTGTCGGAGTCGACTTCCGTCTCACCCGTTGCGCTGTTGGTGCGCAGAGGCAAGGCCCTGCCGTTGAAGTCACGCGGCACGCTGTTGTCCAGTGCCAGCCTGTTGGTGCTGATGTTGGCCGTAGTGCCGTTCTCGAGCTTCAGGGTAGTATATCCACCACCGTTATCGGCATCGGTCACAGTTCCTTTGATAGTGTTGCCCGCCTCATCGACATAAGTCACCTGCTCTCCGTTGGCAAAGGGGCTCTGCTGTGCCTCTTCCTCCATAGGAGCAGTCATCATCTCTTCGAGGTTGGCCACCAACTCTTCAGGATAGAGGGCATCCTGACCCTGCTCGTCCCTGCCGTACAGCATTATCTGGCCGTCTTCCATTGTTGCGCCCGCATATTGCAGTTCCACAGGCCCCACATCTTCGAGGTTGACGACCATCCTTGTGGCTTTCGGTATCTTCTTATATGTCTCAAGACGCTTCACGGCCTTGTCATAAGCATCAGCGGCATCCTGCTTCAGTTCAGCATCGGTCTTGACGACTATCGGAGTGCCCAGTTTACTTGCAATCTCAGTCCACGGCAGTACCTCATCATGCTCGTTGCCGTCGGCATCCTTCCACACCAGTTCTGCGCCGTTGGCATTGGATTGTAAAACCTGAGCCGTTATCTCTTCCGACTCAGTGCCCATAGGAACGGTGCCTGATGCTTCCACCTGCTGACGTACAGCATTTATCTGTTCCATAGCTTCCTCCTGCATCCTGCGCTGCTCTGCATCCTTGTCGAGAATGTCAGACTGCTGCTGGAGGTAATCGGCCATAGGGAGAATCTCGCCTTCGGTAAACTGACCGTTGTTGAGAATCTTGTGCTCGCCTGTTATGGTATCCACTCCAGTCACTCCGTTAGCATCGGAAGCGGTCACATAATATGACTTGCCGTCAGCATCGGTGACGATTCTTACCTGCTGCTGGTCTACGGGAGTGTCGTCTGGCCCTTCCCAGAAGCGACCAACCCTTTCAAATATGTTATTCTTGATTCCCTCATTCTTCTCTACCTGCTGGAGCCTGTTCTGCTCTTTGAGGACTGCATCCATACCGAGGAAGCGGGCGAAGTCCAACATCGTCTTGTAGTCTTCCTTATCCTGCTCTGTCGCTCCATTCTTCTGAGCATTTTCAGAGATAGATTTTAGATAGGGAGCCAACTTCTTGCCGATGTCTTCGGGAGTGTCGAATTTTGAGTCAAGAATGTATTGTATCTCATACCCGTCACTTCCCTGACGCGCCATGATGTCCTGCACCTTACCCGAGAGGGCTTTATACTGGCTTGAATTACGTATTGCAGATGCGGCAGAACTACCAACGCCAAAGAGAGTCATAGGAGCGAAAGCAGCGGCCATCTCAAGCTGCTTTTCCCAGGACGCAAAGTCCTTGAAGTCTTCCGGCGACATAAGGCCAACCCCGAGTCGCACAGCATTACCAGCCCATTCCTCTGCTATTTCACCAAGAAGACCATTAAATCCCGCCTCGCCGAGAACTTTCGCAGGCCCTGTCTCATTGAGCCAACGAGCAAAGCGACCGAAAGGAGTTTTGCCAGAGAATTTCGGTTTTAGCATTCCTTCAGCAGCGCCACCGAGAGATTCTGACCAGTTCTCGATAATACTATCGACCCAACCTTCACCAATGGCTTGACCTCTTTCAACAAGGTCACCATTATTATCGGTCTTCATCAGATTGTCAGCAATGGTTTCGTATGTACTCAACTGAGTGGGTGCATGCCACAAGCCCTGTACAAGAGGTTTTAATCCCATGTTCGATGCCACCCTCGCCGGTGTCGACTTCGCAGCAAATTTAGCCACGTCCGCCCCAATTTTGGCGGATTTACTCCCAGCCTTTACGGCCCTTTCGAGAGCCTGATTGGACATTAACTGTCTACCAAACCAAGATACCACAGCATTTTCGGCCCCTGCCGCAAATTTGCCCGCCACATTTGCGAGACCCTGTGACAGCAGGAACTCCGCCATGAACTTGACGGACTCAGCAGCGGTCTGTCCAGCATTGTATGCGCTTGCGATATCGTCTGCACGTTCCCTTTGCGCCTCTGCGAGATTATAGAAGGCCATTAACTGGGCCTTCTCACTGTCGGTGAGTATCTGGTCTACATCTTTCTCGCTCGTCACGTTCTGAACCTTCTCTGCAATGTTTCGCAGGTCATGGTTACGAGCAATCGCACTCAGGCCAGAAGTGTAGAAGTCTTGATCTGAGAACTTGTCGACCTGGCCCTTGTTGAAATTCTCGATATACTGTGCAAAGCCGTTGCTCTCGCTTTGGCTCGGGGCTTCATACATCTTGCGGATGTCGTCCTGAAGTTTCGCGGCCCTCTGCCAGTCTTTCTTCTCGTCGCGGTCAGAGGCTTGACGTGCCAGGTCATTGTAGTAATCCCTTCTGTCGGCTGCGCCCTGAGCAGAGGTCTCATATTCATTCTTTATCAAAGGGTTTTCATACTTAGCCCTAAGCAATCCGTCACGCTCAGCCACAAGACGGTCGTATCTGTCTTTGTTGGCATTGATGAAGGATGCAGTAGCTGGATTCACCATACCCGTCAACGACCCTCTTATATCTTTCTGCGGTCTGCTTTGATAGTCGCGCATAAACTCACCGTTGGCAGCATCAAAGTCGGCAAGAGCCTTGTTTGTGGCATCCGCCTTCTCCTGCCAATACTGACGGTTCATGTCGCTGTCTTTAGTGATGTACGCATCGGGATATTTCTGCATCAACTGACCGCCGGCCTGCCTCATCTGGTCGGCAGTCCAGGTCTCTTTCCTTCCGTCACGAAGTTCCACATTGAAGACATCGCCGTTGTTTATCCCTTCTTCGGGATTATACACGGCTGTCCGCGTCACCTGAGCCGTCGGATATTTGCCGTAGAATTGGTCTTTTACCTGTTCGTACTGTTCGGGAGTCCATTGCTCCGTCCTTCCGTCATCCAGCTTTACTGTGAAGAGGATATTGTTATCGGGCATGATAGTATGATTGTCTGATTAATATTCTATGATCGTTGTTTCTCGACGTTGTTAGGACGCTTGTTCTGCGCAGTCCTCATCCAAGCATCGTAAGGGGTCTGTCGAGTCTCCGGCGCTGAAGAGCCCATAAATTCGTCAAGGATGCTTCCTCCACTTGTCGGCACTAGCACTCCGTCGCCATTTCTTCTAAAAGCAGGAGTTTGAGGATCGGCCCAGCCGTATATCTTCTGAGCATCAGAAGCGCGAAGCATATAGTTATTGAAGTTGCTGAGGCGCTGTGAGTTTCTATTGTAGAAATTTTCTATTGTGTCATAGTCGGCCTCATTATCCCCACTGCCCTTCAATGCCTGAATTGTCTCAGGCTCCCAGCCGTAGAGAGGATTGTCAATCTTCTGACCGTTAAACTCAAGCTTCTTCTGCCCAGTCAACTGCACAAGCTTATCCCAGTCAAACTCTCCATTTACAGGATATTTAACTTTCAGCAGCATCTGCTTCGCTTCATTCGCCATATCTTGCCTCAAATCCCCCATACCTGTTTTTAAGGCATTGTCGCGGCTCTCCTTGTTTTTGAACTGGAGAGTCATCTGTTGGCCGTTAATAGTCACGGGATAGTTGTAGCCTACGGGTTTGTCATCATCGCCAGAGTTGCCCCCTTTCAGTTGCGACAAATTCTTCACTCCAAGTTTCTTTGCTGCTCCTTCAGGATCATAGGTGTATCCACCCTTGCCGTCAGGAATGAAGCCTGCCGCAAGCCTGTTGAGCTCATCATTCTTGCGTGCATCTTCTATTCTTGCCCAGCCCTGTGCTGCGCTCTGCTCCTGGTTGGCCTGACTTGCTGCCGTCTGAAGACCTCTTGTGTAGAGTTCGTCGGCCTCTTTCTGAGCCTGCTGCCTTGCCTGTACGGGAGCCAGGGCTGCATCTCTACGGGCACCAGCCAGTGTGATGTTGTTCTGGAAGTCGCGGTCTGCCTGACGACGGGCATTCTCGAGGGCTTGTCCCGCCTGCCCCATCTGTATTTGGAGCTGCTGCTGCTTTAGAGCGTTCTGCCTTGCGCGGATGTTATCCAGGCGCATACGGTGTTCGCGCATGTCCTGATCTGCCTTGCGCATCCAGTCCTGAGAGTATTGCTTATACTGTTGTGATACAGCATTGCCAGCACCTACACCTATGAGGTTGGCCACGGAAGCTGCCAGTTCGGTGAGACCCGTATATTTGGCCGCATTCTGGTTGGCCTTCAGTTGCTGCTGTGCCTGCTGTTGTTCTGCGCGGATACGGTCACTCTCGCCCTGCACCATAGCGGCGAAGTCGTTGTTGTACTTCGCCATAACATTGTTGTAGTTCTCGTTGGCTGCATTGTCGGCTGCTGCTTGTGCTGCCTGTGCTGCTTCGAGGTTGTTTACGTATGCCTCGCCCTGCTGCTGTACGACATTGGCCGCTTCCTCACCGCGATTAAGAGCATTCTGCCGCTGCTCTTCGTTCCAGTCTTGTATTTTCTTTGAGTACGGTGCCATATTTCTTTAGCTGATTACTTTCGTGGGTTTTGTGGGGTCTTTGACATTCACCTGCGGGGCATACTCGTTGAACTTGCCGTTAAGGGGATTGAATGTCCCGGGCTGGTTGACGATTTCTGCCGCCTGCTTAAGGTCTATCTGCTGCTGTGGAGGCGTATCCACGGGCACCTGCGTACCCATTTCGGCTATGCCTTGTCCCACACCTGCAAGACCCGCATTGACGGCCTGAGAAGCGGCCTGTGCGGTCTGTGCCGCCTGCTGCTGGTATGATTGTATCTGCTGCTGGTTGAGGGCCGCATCCTGCGACCTGTACTGCTGCTCGATGTTGTCCTTGTATGCTGCTGCGCCCGCGGCCACGTCGGTCATGGTCTGCGAGAGTGCATCGTTAGCAGCCTTCTTCTGGAGTGCTATGGACTCGTCCGTAGCGCCAGCCACAGCGCCGGTGGCCTTGGCTCTCTTGTACTGCTCGTCGAGCATCTCGCGCTGCTTCTTTATAGCGGCCTGAACGTCTGCCCTCTGGGTGTAGTCCTGGCTGCTCTTGATGTTATACCATGCTTTGTTGTCGTCGCGCTGCTGCTGTATGAGTTTCCTCGCCCTGTTGTTGGCTTTGGCGGATGCTATTGTTCCGTAGATCGCACTGCCGAGTGCCCCTACGCCGCTAAGAACTGATGATACTATTCCCATTTTCGTATTATTTCTTCCGAAATAACGAAACGGCACTTGCCATCACGGTCTATCTTTACCCACTTTGCCGGCATCGCCCACTACACGCCACTACTTCAGTGGGCCTGTTCTAATAATAGACACAATATTTAGAATAGGGCAGGGCATATTATAAAAAAGCCCCGGCTCTTTGGAATTAGAACCGGGGCCCACATTTTACCTCAACTGCGGTCATAATATATCGACAGTGTCCCTACATATCTTGTCGTCGTCAAACAGTTCATGGAAGACCACGGCTCCCATGAGCCGTTCCAGCCGCTTGTCGATGATGCAGACGGCATCGTAGAAGGCTTCCTGCTCCGTCTCCGCCTCATTCGGTGAACCCTCTTCATGGAACACCGTGTCATACAGCAGAGCAGCATTGTCAATATTCCTCTTGGCTGCTATCAGCCTGCCAAGATTCTCGCTTGCGAGAAGGTCTGATACATGTGCCATAGTCTCAATCTTTTCTTATTTGTGAATCTACTTTCAATTGAACATCCGCCTTGCGTAATGCACGCAAGAACCCCAGCGCCCTGGAGGACTCCTCCATGGTCAGCAACCGTGAATCCACACAGCTGCCCATAAGGTCGACGATAGTGTCCAGAGTCTCATCAACTCGCTCCTCGAACTCGTCCTTGTTCATCGTATGGAGCGAAATCACCAGTGTCGTACTCATAGCTCCATCCCTCCGAGGTTTATGTCCGTGCAATCCACCTGGGGCAGCTGCTTGCGGAAATGGTTGAACAGGAACATACGGCCCTTCTGGGTTACGACGGTCATCACAGAAGCGTCGGCACGTCCGTCGCTGTGGAAGAAACGGTGTGTGCGTGTAGCCCAATAGCCCTTGCCTGAATACTTAGCCATAGGCATGTATCTACCGCTTATACGGTAAAGGATGCGCTCTTCAACCAGCTTGTGCAACAGCGCCTGGGCCGAGGTGAAGTTAAGTTCCTTCGCCGCTTCCGTGAAGGTGATGGTGGAAGTGCTCTGCAAGATATCGTCGGTGTACGCAGCCTTCGGGGCCAGCGCCTTGTTCTCCTGCTGTAGCAGCTCGTTCTCACCTTCGAGAATCTGGATACGCTGTTTCTTGTCGTCGATAGTCTTCTGTGCAATCATCAAGGCTTTTGCCATGATGTCGGCATCGCTGTCGTCTTCTTCCTGGCGGATATAGCCGCCGGTCTTGCGAATCGCGGGAAGCACCTCTGAGGTCACCCACTTGCGGAAGGGCTTTACTTTTGGTGAAGAGCTCTGCAATAATACATCATAAAAGCCGGCCTCACTGACGAAATTTGCCTGGGCATTCCCCGTAATTGTACCCTCATTAGAATTGAGGGCGTGTAAATCAATGAGTTGCACGTCTTCCTTATCAAGACGGCTCTTAACGGCTGAGGGATTTACCAAATCAACTGCCTTGCAAATGTCAGCAAGACAAAAATAAGGATTGTCGGGTGTTCCGGCGGTTCTGACTGAACCGAATTGTGGATTGTTGAACAACTGGATACCTTTTCCAGCTTGTTCGGAATTTTGATTCGTTAGCATAAATTATAAAAAAGCGCACAAAACTGCTGCTAACGAATCTTGAGGAATTGTCGTGGGCCTCACGGTATCCACACAGTTTTATGCGCCGAAAGTTCAAATCCAGTGGCGGTATATAAAAACTGCCCTCTACGTCCTTATGTCGTTGAGAGCATTTTACATCCGCCCCCAAGATTCGTTAGCGTTACAAATGTAACACTATATTTTCAATGAACAAATAATTTCTTCAAAAACTTTCTTTTTGCAATCACTCCGGCCCGTACTGTCAGAAGATACGAGCCGGAGCCCAGCAAAAACAGCGTATGTATTAGTTAAAAAAGAGCTCACTCTATTCTTTCTCTCCGCAAACGCGCCGGGATGCTGTGAAGCATAAAGGAGCCCGGCGCCTGCAGATGATAAAGAAACAATTGGTGTTTGTATGCGATACAAATATATCAATAAATCCGTATTATTCAAAATTAATACAGATTACTCCATATAAATTCCATATTCATCCCTATACTACAATTGTAGTACAATACGATTTTTGCATTTGTCAACGAATTTTGCGTACATTTGATAGAGCTAAACCAACTATCATGGAACTGAAAGAATTCATCACAAGCGTCATTGACGATATTTGTGATTCCGTAACTGAGCTGCAAACAAAGTACAATCCCGATGCCGCTGTTGCTAAAGCGGTCATTTCCCCCGCCACGCTACCAGAGCATAGAAAGCCGCAACAAGCATATATAAGAATGGCCGAGAGAGTTGGATTTGATGTGTGCGTAGATGCCTATACCACAAAAGGAGCTGACGGTAAGCTTGGAATATCAATCATTACCGTTCAAGCCGAAGCAGGAATATCGCATACTAACTCCATTCACCATAGAGTCTCTTTTACAATCCCTATTCTATTGCCAGCAGTGACATCTACACTCGCTTTTCCCAACTGATTATCGTGATACCAAAGATTTTCACTTTGGTTACTTCCATATCTACCTTTACGGGCCCTTCGATTCCATCATAACGAGTAAGGCCAAGCATTTCCTTTTCAATGATTGTGCGAGTAATTGTTACCATATTCTGAACTATTATTCTTTAACAATAATTACCTTGACCTTGTCGCCCCACTTGATATCGGGCCTCTCGTCATCCTCCAGCTGAATAAGGATGGTGCGCTTGCCCCGCACATGCAGCTGCATCACCTGCGTAGGAATAGCATCCTCGATGAGTTTTTCCGCCGTCGTCATACCTCAACAAGTTGGAACTCGATGCGGGGATTGTTTTTATCAACAAACTTATCAGCAACAATCCTTACGCATTTGTTGTCATTCTTGATAGCCCTGCCTCTCTGCAGACAGTCCAGGATAACTTTGAGTGAATTATCCAGATCGTGAGACATCGTTGTGAAATATGCCCGCAGATGAAGCTCGAAGAAGCCCTCAATCATCATGTTCCGGTAAGTCCCCATCTGGATGAAAAAAGCGTTTTCGTAATTGGTTGTAGCCGCAGTCTTACCCAGTTCGGTATGGCCGTTAATCTTGATAATCTTATATGAGTTGCTCTTTGACGGAGCTTGACCCAATATCGTCTGCCAGGGATGTTCTGTCATTGTCTTGTCGGTTCTCCGCTGATTTCGTCCAGCTCGTCCTTGAATGTCTTCGGAGGAGTCTTGTCCTGATATTCCACAGCCTGCAGCTTAGGTGTGACGTATGACATGATCTGGAGGAAGATGGAACACTTCTTCTCTGGGTCTGTAATATTCTTGTAGTCTGTCTTGAAGGTCTCCCAGTTTTCCTCAACGAAGTTGGCAAGCAGGGCCCGCGTCTCCTTGTTGACCTTGTTGGGCGTACCTTTCTTGCGCCCGCCCTCGCGGCCACGGCCGTCACCCTTGCGTCTTGTTGTGCTTGCTACTGCCATACGCTAATATATTCTTTCCGCCGGGCCGAAAGGCTGCAACGGCTTTTTAACTATCGACGGCCCGCGGGTTATGCTGTCTATCTTATCTTCCAGGCTATCGGCCCGCTTAGCATAAGCTTCCGACAGCTTGTCGTAGCCGAACTGGTCGTACCAGTCGGCCAGTGCGCCGAACAGAAGATAATTGTGGATATATTCCGCCAAAGGCCGAAGGGTGTTGTCGTGAAACTCCTGCGTCACCTCGAAGGCGTAATAATAGTGCTTGTCGTCGAGGGTGATTTCGTCAGTCGCGGCATAAACCTCCTCATCCCTCAGCGCATGCTGAAGTCTCATACGCAGCTTTGCATTACGCAGCTCCACATAGCGGGCGATGACAGCACCGTCCACGTCTTCGGTGCTGTCGGAAGATACGGCGTTGCCGCTGCGCACCCCCATATCCTCCCGTGCGTCCACATGCTTGCTGGTAATCTTGTCTATGTCGCCATATACAGACTCCTTGTCTATCGTAACAAGGCGCTGCTTCAGCTTAGCTTCCATCTCGTCGGCCAGTATCACGGGCCCTACATAATGTCCTGTCATGCTCTCGGCGGTTTCTTGGTGTATAACAATTCATCTATGGTGTTGCCGGCCTCCACTGCGGCGAGGCTGTGCTTGTTGCTCAGTTCCTGCTGGCTGACGATAGCGTAGAACTTGGACATCGCATATTCGATAACCAGCGACTGCATGGCCGCTGTCAGCGGCTCCGCCTTGTTCGTACCCCTGCGCTCCGACAACCTCAACTCGAAAGCTACGGTCTGAGGCATATCATCTGTATTGCCGGCGTAGTTGATGCGGTCATCTGCAAGCCAGCGCCAACAGCGGCGGCTCACCTGGGCGATGCCGTCCTTCACGCACTGGCGTATCTCGTCAATCTTGTCAAGGCCGGCCCTTGCATTGTCGCGGGCCTCAACGTCCTGGATCACCTGCACCTCGTCATGCGAGTTCCGGCGCAGCGTCGTTATCATGGTCTCTATGTCAAGCTCTATCGTCATGGCTTAGTTCGGAAATATATTAGTTGTTTGATGCCTGCGAGGTCGGTAGTGCATTTGGCATTAAGGGCCTCGGCATTCACTCCCACACCCGTCTCAACATACCAGTCAGCCAGCGCCCCGTTGACGATGTAGTCGTGTATCAGGTCGGTGATAGGGGAGAAGATGTTATCCTCCGCCTCGGTGGTGATGCAAATTGCGAGGGTATAATCCCCAGATGCCAGCTGGTCGTTGGTCTCCGTTGAGGTCGTCGTGTCAATAAATTTCTCCAGCAGCTGCCGGATGTCGGCCATACGTTTGTCGCACAACCTTACTGCAGTACGCTCTCCATTTGTCGTTGAGGTGTCGAAGGCTATACGGTCAGCCCTTCGCACGTTGTCGCCCCCAGAGACTTTTGAGAAGTCGAGGGAAAACTTGTCGATGTCGAAGAACAGCTCGGCCTTCTTTATCGTTATGGTGTGCTGCTTTGTGTACTGTGTGTTCATGGCTCGTCTGTTTCGGGTTCGGGTTCAGGCTCCGGTTCGTAACTTGGTGCCGTGGGCTCGGTTTTATTGAAGAATAGGTTGTCAATCGCAGTCAGCTCCGCCGTCAGTCTCTTGAGATGTACCGCCGACAGTTCGGGGTGCGATACCGCGTCATAGAACCGCGCCAGCGCAGAGTCCACGATGTAGGCATGTATCTCCTTCGACAAGGCTTTCGCCAGTCCGTATTTCTTGCGGTCTGATACGCTAAGCTTGTAGATAATGGATTCCGTGGTGTCGTAGGCATCGTCTGCTGTCTGTACCGCCGTGTCGTATGTCAGTATGCTGCGAAGGTAAGCCTCTATGTCTGCTGCGGCATCGGTTATGCCCTGATTGGCCTCCGCTTCCTTCTCGCTTCCCAGCTCCGCCAGGTAGCGGGCTTTCTCATCAACAATGGCCGCGACCTCGGCATGACTCTTTACCTTCATGTCGGCGAGGACGCTTGCCCTGGAAATCGTTATGGTAATCTCTGCACTCATGGCTCGTTAGGTTCGGTGGTTGTGCGGCTCGGTGCCGTGCGTTTACGTAACAAGGCTATGGCGTTCTCCAGCGCTGCTGCGGCCCGCTCCGCATACTGCGGGGCCTCCGACGGTCTGCGGCTCTGTAGTATGCCCGCCACGGCAAACCATGTTATGTAGTGGTCAATCTCTGTCGCCGCCGGGGTTTCCAGCGCTGCCGGCATGTCGGGCACATTGAAGGTGATCGATCCGGCGGCTGGGGTCGCAATATCCTCGGTGGCCCGCACCAGCCTTGCTGCGGCATCGTCGATGAAACCTTCCACGGTATCCTCGTCCTTGTCCGTCAGCACTATGTTGTCGTACAGCGACTCGCCCTGCTCATTGTAGGCGGCATCAGCCACCTGCGACACCTCAACGTCGATGTAGCCATACAGTGTCTCTGTGGTTATAGTATAATTCATATCTTGCTACGTTCTATGCGAATTTGCCCAAAGGCACAAGGCTTCACGGTCTATCTTTACCCACTTCTTTCTGCTTCTGCAATTTTATATTTTCACAAACAAGATCTTTATACGACCTTCTCAACGAAACACATTCCTTCCGGTACTTCTCAGCCTTCTTATACAAAGTTCTGTACCAATCAGACTCCTTTAGATTCGTCCGCAAGGCAAGATTCTCGCCCTTCAGATGCTTGAAATTTGCCAGAAGGGAATTGTAGGACAATTCTCCATCTTCACTCGGATTTAGCGCCTTCTCATACCGCGTCACCTTCGCCTCAAGTTCCTTTGTATACGGCACCAGTTTGGCCACCTTCGCCTCAAGTTCCTTTGTATACGGCACCAGTTTGGCCAGCTTTGCCTTATACCCGTCGCGTTCACGCGCAATCCACTTGACAACCCCCTCGAGAGGTACGTCTTCATTCGGTTTTGCACGACGCACCATAAGCTTCAACTTTCTCTCCAGAGTGCCAAGGTCAGCAGCCACAGCCTCTGCCGCCTCCGCCCAGTCCGGGTTACCGGCGATATCGTCAATGATCTGAGATATATGACCCTGGATAGTTTTGTATTCTTGTTGTGTCATGTGCTTTTCTCCTTACAAATCGAATTGCCTTTATTCTGTATTAATTTCCATAATGTCTTTCCAGCGAAAAGAACAAGAAATAGGCAGCAATGAGGAAGACTAATAAGCATAATAGGCCCAAAACTATGTTGCCGTTAGATAATTGAATAACCCCGACAAGAAGGGCTCCAATGGCGAAAAGGACACATACAGCTGACACTACAGCCGTCTTCAAATCATTTAATACATCTTTATTCATGGGTTTATGGGTTTATGGGTTTATTGTTTTTTCTCTTCTTGATTCGTTAAACCGTTTCAGCACTTCCTCATATAAATCTCGATCAAATAACCCATCGCTCGTTTGTATGGCGCTTATCCATTCATCTATATCTTTGATATCCTGCCAAGTCAGCGCAAGGCTGAGCAGGGTTGGTGCGTGTATTTTTGCCGCCCATTCAGCGTCTATTTCCAAACCGTTGTAGGCATCGAAAATCCTTCCCAGATGTTCTTCAAATCGTGTCATTGTCTTTGCTCATCCTCCATTTTACTTTCTTTCTCAGTTTCTAATTCGTCAATCCAATCGCCAATCGTCAGGCGAAGCCCAAATAGGTATTTTATGATTGTGTCGTAGTCGTCTTCTGCTTCAGCAACCATAATATTTGCAATATCAGAAACACTCTGCGAATAGACGTGCCGAAGAAAATTGATTGGAGCTGGGCGATTAATCATTGTTCTTCCTTTTTGATTTTATTTTCACTATAAGTAATGCATCACCCATTTCTATCAGGTTCGGACATTTCTCGCAATCGTGATGCACTCCAAAGATGGTGCATCCGCCGAAAGACTCATCATCAACCGCGAGTCCTGCTGCTGGTCTGTTCCAGTAGATACAATACTTGCTCATTTCTCGTCCTCCTCTTTAAGTATGATGACTTTCACTTTGTCGCCATTATATAAATCATTTTTTTCAAGTAAATCATCGCAACATACAGATTCAACATAATAATATGGTTCCGATTCGGCATATACATCTTTACATACTCTACCATTAACGGCGTCCTTCATCAACTCCATCCTCTCATCTCTGCGCCCCATCTTGTATGACTTGCCGGCTATGTGCAGCATCGCGCCGCCGTTCTGCGCCACCTCCCAAAAGTGCCTTGCGGTCATTTCGATGAGCTGCCTTTTCTACGTTCTCTTTCTGCCTTTCGAGGTAGGTAATCCACTCTTTTTTACATTCCATATCAATCAGAAAATTGCGGATTTCCTTCCTTATTCTCTCGTCCTCGCTCTCCTTGAGTTCAGGGAAGATATGCTCTAAGTCTTCCCTTGTGGCTAAAGATGATCTTGCGTGTAAATCTTTTGCGCGTTCGAGCGCAGCTTTGTAGTCTTCTGTCATATTACATTTCGTTTAGTTTGTCAATAACTTTTTGATATGCACTGTCATCAGGTTTATCAGTCAAATCAAATCTCTTTTGTTTGAGCCATTCAATCAGCGCATCCTTGCGGATATACTCAGTGTCGTTCCCGGTGATGTTGATTTTCGATGCACACAAGAATCCAAGTTTTCCAGTATGAACAAATATCTTGTCTGGTGCAGCCATAGCTTACTTCCATTTATTTTTGTAAAATTCCCTAACTGGGATTCCGTTAATAGTCTTAGGTTGAATTGTCGAGGGCGCACCTCGATAGTTGTATATCTTTTTGGGGAAATTCTCTCTACGCAACAGACTGGCGAGAATAGTCATATCGGCCCATCCTGTGTTCTCAAATGGCTTTGGCGCAACAACGTGATATATTTTCTTGCCGTCCCAATAAAGAAGGCCCCACTTTTCAGGCAGTTCTTCTGGTTTTATGACTCCTTCTGGGCAGAGATACCAACGTAGCCTGCCAGCCTGTCTGCCAGCATTTTCAGCAACAGTGCTTCTGTGCCATTTCTTTTGGTCGGCCACAAAATCGGCATGGGAAACCTTAACTTCGATAATCGCACTATCACAGAAGTTACCAAGTCCCCACACGTCGGTATTTTCAGTATCCCATGTACAAAGTTCAACAGCTATATAGTTGTATTTCTTGCAGACATGGCAGAACTCGGAGTTGTGGCATGACTTCTTCTGGCATCGTTCATAGTTCCATTTTTGCCTGAAAAGCCATTTTGCTCCTTCTTCACAGAGCTTGTAGTGTAATGAATCTGTCTTGCTCATCTTATTAGTTTACCTTTTTACTTTGCGCCACACGAACTCCCACCATAGGAAGAATAGATGAAGTGAGCGCGTTTCATAGTCTTTCCGAAACTTTATTGCTGGCAGCAAAAAGTAATCGGTGACAAGTTTACTTTTATGTCTTGAATCAACTGTTCCGAGCTTTCAATTTGCGAGTAATAATTATATATTTCTCTCGCTTGTTCTTTTGAAATAATAGCCATATCATTTATTTGTTTGATTAAA